GCCCTGCGGCGGGCCTGGTGACCATTGTGACGGGGGCTATCGAGACCCTGGGATCGTTCTCCGCACTGCTGCTGGCATTGATGATCGCTGGCGTATTGCAGTTTTTGCTGGGCGCATTGCGTGCCGGGCGTTTTATCTCGCTGGTGCCGGGAAGCGTGATCAAAGGGATGCTGGCCGCGATTGGTATCCTGCTGATTATTCAGCAAATACCGGTGGCGCTGGGTGCTGCGGGTGAAGAGGGCTGGTCATCACTGCTGCATGAGGGGGCAATCAATGTGTCACTTCCTGCGGTAGCGGTAGCATTTGCCGGGCTACTGGTGCTCGGGCTGTGGACCACGCCTGCTATCAAGCGGAATCGTTGGCTGGGATGGATGCCCGGCCCGCTGGTGGCGGTGCTGCTCGGCTGTCTGGCGACGGTGCTTGGAGGGCGTTTTTTCCCGGATATCGCCAGCCATCTGCCGCGCATCTCGCTGCCCGCTTTTGACAGTTTTGCCACGTTAACCGGGGAGCTGGAGCGGCCGGACTGGCTGGCGTGGCAGAACCCGGCGGTCTATATCGTTGCCGCCACGTTGGCGATTGTCGCCAGCCTGGAAACCCTGCTTAGTCAGGAAGCGCTGAAGAAACTGCGTACGCAAACCCCGGCCCCCTCTCCTGATAAGGAGATGCGTGCTCAGGGTATCGGTAACCTGCTGTCCGGCTTTATGGGGGGGCTGCCGATCACTGCCGTTATCGTGCGCAGTTCGGTCAACGTCAGCGCGGGCGCTCGCAGTAAACTTTCTATATTGATCCACGGTGTGCTGCTGCTGGTGTGCGGCTTGTGGTTCAGCGGATTGCTGAATGCGATCCCGCTGGCGAGCCTTGCGGCGGTGCTGCTGTATACAGGCTATAAGCTGGCTACGCCGGGGCTGTTTGTGTCACAAATCCGCCAGGGAGCGCCGCAGTGGGTGCCGTTTATGGCGACCATCGGCGGTATTCTGATTTTCGGAATGCTGGCGGGGATTGGCATTGGTCTGGCGACGCAGATCCTGTTCAGCATCTATAAAAGCCATCGTAATGCGATGTTGCTGACGCGCTATGACGATCATTATGTGCTGCGTTTTCAGCAGAACCTGACCTTTATGCATAATCCGCGCCTCAAAGGCCTGCTGGCGCAGATCCCGGAGAACAGCGTGGTGATTGTGGACCACGATAATGCCGAATACATCGATCCTGATGTGGAAGCGATATTACAGGACTTCGGCGAGGGGGCGAAAAAACGGGGGATCCAGCTGAATCAGTGGCCGGTGAAACTGGCGTAATCCGCGTCACTTAGCTGACAAGGCCACAGGGGGTGGCCTTTTTTGCGGCTGGCCTGCTTACAACGGGGTGCAGGCAATCACGATACGGGCCAGCGGGACCAGCTCATTCAGGGCGCATTCAAACTGCTGCTGACCGTTAGCAACGCGCACGCGTCCGGGAGGAATACGCGTCAGGCTGCGAATACTCACCTGGCCTTCCAGCGACACCAGCCAGTCACCATCCAGGACCTCACTGAATGCCTGCTCAGCAATAAACTGCTGGTTGCCTTCAACAATCACCAGCGGCTGTTCAATGGCGCTGGGCCAGGCCTCAAAGAACGCCGCGTCGACGGCAATGCTGGTGAGCGTTGTCAGCTTTCCGGCGTCCAGGCGTTGACGGGCAAGCGTCTGGGTATTTCCGTTTTGCGAGGGCGGCGTGCGGTTTTCTGCCGGGCCTGGCTGCTCACCCTCTCCGGTTGCCAGCCACTGCAATGAGGCCTGCGTATCGGCCATGCAGCGGATGACGATATCTGAGGGGAAATAACCGCGCGAATAGCGATTCGCCAGGCTGCTGCTGGCAATCCCTAAATGCTCAGCCAGCGCCAGTTTCGTGGTAAAGCCGTAGGCCTGGAGCACGCGATCCAGCACCTCTTTTGCACCGCTTTGAAAATCGATTTTTAGGCTCACGCTCAAACTCCTGGTTTATTTCATTTTTTGGGGAGTGTGCAATTTGAATTGTAGCTTTATGGGCACATCAGGACGGCGAGCACATCAATTATCAAAGATTTTGCCCGATGATGGGTGTTTTTACAACCTGTAAACCCGCTGTCTTTGTCAGTACGGCTCTCACATTCATCTTTAGTGAATAGGCGAGTTCATCCGGGAATGAACAGCCCGTTCGCCCCCGTATAACGTGAGCAACGCTAATTTATTTCACCCGTATGAATCTCATTTTCATACGCTGAAACCCCCATGGCGGGCGTGCAGGCCTGAAATAAATACGGCAGGCGATGGTATGTTTCTTCTTTAGAGCAATAGTAATAATTTGATAATTATCATGGTGATAAAGATTGTCTGCGGTACAAGCAAAAAACTTTTCTTATTGTTAAGCGCTATGATACTGTATGTATGTACAGTGATATGGAGGGGGAGTTGTGGACAAAGAATTAGCTGAACGCGTCATTCTGGAACGCGTAGAACTGATAGCAAGATTAACCTCTGAAGGCACCTGCCGGGAGCGTGACCGCGAGATAGCACTGCATTTGATTGCCGATATTGCCCGTGGCGTCGAGCTCAAAAACACGCAGTTTTCGGTCGTCTTTTCTCCACCGCCTGAGTGCTAACGCCTTCCTGACAGCCTGGCGGGTACACATTGTTCCCCGCGGGTGCAGGCCCTCGCGTACCCGGAACGGATCCCACCCCCTCTGCGCGATGTTCTGCTGATGCCCCCGTTTGGGGGTTTTTTTTGCCTTTTTTTCGCCGTTCAGAGGCGACTCATCTCATCTGTCTGATGCCCTTGCGTTGTCACACCCTCCCTACAACAGCCCCGGATTGAGCCGCGATCGTCGAAAACGCACACTGATTGTGCTTACCCGGCAGAGTGAGATTGCGGTGAGGTGACCGTTCCCACGCTTTGCCGTTTCTATTATCGCAATACCCGTTACGGGGGAGTGAAACATGAAAATTTATGCCCTGCAGGACGACAGCGTCGATGAGATCTGTTTTCGCCACTATGGCCGTACGCGGCAGGTCGTGGAACAGGTTTACGCTGCCAACCCCGGGCTGGCTGAACGGGGGGCACTGCTGCCTCATGGCTATCCGGTAGAACTTCCAACGCTTTCACTGTCAGCCACGCATGAAACGCTGAATCTGTGGAGCTGACTGATGGAAAAAAACAGCTCCCTGATTGGGTACCTGGTCAGCGCGATCATGATGTGGTCAGGGCGCCACACGGTGCAGGACATCGCTTTTATGGTGGGCGCGCTGGTGGCGGTCATCACGCTGGGCATCAACATCGCGAATTTCTTTATCAACTGGCATTACCGCCGTAAGGCCTGGCGGCTGATGCAACAGCGGCAAACGGGCAGGAATGTGGATGAATTCAACAGCTAAGAAGTGTGCGGTGCTGGTGGTGATGGCACTGGCGATCTCACTGCCTTCCTTTTCCACGCTAACCATCTCCAGCGAAGGATTGCTGCTGCTGGCCAACGCCGAAGGTTGCCGTACCTCGCCGTATCAGTGCAGCGCCGGCGTCTGGACTAACGGGATTGGACATACCCGGGGCGTTATACCGACCACGGAGGTGAATGAACGGCAGATCGCGGTAAATCTGATTGATGACGTACAGCGAGTGGAAAGCGGTATTGCACGCTGTATGCCCGTTGCCATGCCGCAGGGGGTGTATGACGCCACGGTTTCTTTCGCGTTTAACGTCGGAGTGGGTGCCGTTTGCCGCTCGACTTACGCCCGGCTGATCAATCAACAACAGTGGGCGGCGGCCTGCGATCAACTGATGCGCTGGGTCTATGTGAAGGGGGTGCGCAATAAGGGGATTGAGACGCGGCGAACGGCAGAGCGCGCCCTGTGCCTGAAGGGGGCGCAATGAATCGCCTGTGGATTGTTTTGCTCCTGCTACTGATGGGGATGCTGGGCGGCGCAGCCCTTTATATGGCGCACCTGCACAGCGAGCAGATTGCGCTGCAACGGACGAATGCGCAGCTCACCACCGGAATGATCCAACGCGATGAGGTGATCACACAGCTACAGGGCGAGATCGCCCGCCAGGCCGAGGCAGAACGCACGCTGCGTCAGTCACTCCTGAGCGCACGCGATCTCACAATGAAACAACAACTTAACGATCAAAGGATCATACGCAGCAATGAAGCACTTCAACGCTGGAGCGATGCTGCTTTGCCTGACGGCATTATCCGGTTGCAGCAGCACCCCGCTTTCGCCACCCCCAACGATTATCTGGCGTGGTTGTCCGATCGTCAGCAGCTGTTCGATCCCGGCCAGTCAGCCGGAAACACAGGGGGATCTGCTGAACACGATCCGCCAGCTGGAGCAGGCACTGCTGACGTGCGGCCTGCAAGTCGAAACCCTTAAACAGTGTCAGGAGCAACATGATGTTAAAGCCCAACCAGCTACGCGAGGCGTTACTGGCCCGCGTACCGCAACTCAAGGATCACCCTGAACGGCTGACAATCGCGCTGGAACAGGGCGTGGTGGCCTGCACGCCCGCCGCCTCACTGAGTTTTGAATATCAGTACCCGCTACGCATCACCCTCAGCGAGTCCGGTGGTGACATCGACCCTCTGGTGGTAGCCCTGCTGCTGTGGCTGCGGGAGAACCAGCCTGACCTGATGACCACCCCTGCGAGGCGCGAGAACGGCATGGTGTTCAGCAGCACTACCAACGGCGATTTCACCGTGGTGATCCTGCTGACCGAGCGAGTCCTGGTCAGCGAAGACGACGGAGCGCTGCACGTCACGCACGTCCCGGAACCGCTGCCGCCGGAAGCCGTTTCCCGCCCATGGAAACTTTATATCAACCAACAACTGGTCAGTGAATGGCCCGCTATCTGAGATGACGGAGGAGAGCGTTATGAATGAATTTGTCAGTGAAACCCGGCGCCAGCTGCACAACCTGCTGCGCATTGGCACCGTCAGCGAGGTGGATACCGTCCGGGCACGCTGTCGGGTGCAAAGTGAAGGCAACCTCACCGCCTGGCTGCCCTGGTTAAGCGGGAGTGCAGGGCAGGTCCGCAGTTGGCATGCCCCCTCTCCAGGGGAGCAGGTACTTCTGCTCGCTCTGGGGGGAGAGCTGAACACCGCCTTTGTGCTGGCGGGCATTTTTTCGGATGCCTTTCCGGCCCCTTCGGCCTCACAGAATGCGGTGCACTGGACGTTTCCCGATGGCGCGCAACTGGCCTATGAACCGGAAAGCGGGGCACTGACGGCCAGTGGCATTCAGTCTGCGCGTATCACGGCGGCGGTCAGCATCACCCTTGATGCGCCGCTGGTGGAGTGCACGCAGCAGCTGAAAGCCGCGACGTTTGAACTGACCGGGGGAGGCACCCTGAAGGGCAATATCAGCCACAGCGGGGGCAGCCTGTCGTCTAACGGCATTGTCGTTCACAGCCACGTCCATGCGGGTGTGGAAAGTGGCGGCAGCAAAACAGCGGGGCCGCAATGAGTACAGAAAACTATCTCGGTATGCAACGTGACAGCGGTCTGGCCCTGACGGATCGGGATCATATCCGTCAGTCGGTACGCGACATTTTGCTCACGCCTCAGGGCAGCAGGGTGATGCGCCGCAACTATGGATCGTTGTTGTCGATGTTGATCGACCAGCCACAAAACGAGGCACTGCGCCTGCAAATTATGTCGGCCTGCTATGTGGCGTTGTTGCAGTGGGAACCGCGCATTGCGCTGGACAGCATCAGCTACCAGCCCGGATTCGACGGCAGCATGGTGGTGGCGCTGCAGGGCAGCCTCAGCCAGTCCCCTTTTTCTCTTTCCATTCCAGTGAGTGAATGATTATGGCCACGATTGATTTAAGTCAGCTACCTGCGCCGAACGTTGTTGAGGCGCTCGATTTTGAAACGTTGTTGCAGGCGCGCAAGGCCGCGCTGGTGGCGCTTTATCCGGCCGACCAGCAGGCGGCGATAACCCGGACCCTTGAGCTTGAGTCAGAGCCCATCGTCAAGCTGTTGCAGGAGAACACCTACCGCGAGCTGATCCTGCGACAGCGCATCAATGAAGCCGCCAAAGCCACGATGGTGGCCTGGGCTACCGGAGGCGATCTCGATCAGCTGGGAATGAACAACGGCGTGATTCGCCTGGTGCTGACTCCGGCTGACAGTAGCACGCTGCCGCCGACCGCTGCGGTGATGGAAAAGGATGAGGATTTCCGTCTGCGCATTGCTCAGGCCTTTGAAGGGCTGAGCGTGGCGGGGCCGGCGGGGGCTTATGAATACCATGCCCGCAGTGCTGATGGCCGTATTGCTGACGTGAGCGCCACCAGCCCGGCTCCGGCGGAAGTGCTGATCACCGTGCTGTCGCGTGAAGGGCGTGGGGAGGCCAGTGCCGCGCTGCTGTCCGCGGTCAATATTGCTCTTAACGATGAAAATGTGCGCCCGGTGGCCGATCGCGTCAGCGTGCAGTCCGCCAACATCGTTGAGTACAGCGTTGATGCCACGCTGTTCCTCTACCCCGGCCCGGAGGCCGAGCCGATCCGCGCCGCAGCGGAAGCACGGCTTGCCGCCTTTGTCACCGCACAAAGCCGGCTGGGACGTGATATCCGCCGCTCAGCCCTGTTCGCCGCCCTGCATGTGGAAGGGGTGCAGCGCGTGGAACTGGCCCAGCCCGCGCAGGATGTGGTGCTGGATAAAACCCAGGCGGGCTGGTGCACCGGGCGTGCGATCAGCGTGGGAGGTTCCGATGAGTGATCGTCTGCTGCCCGTCGGATCGTCTGCGCTGGAAGTCGCGGCCGCAGAAGCCTGCGCCAGCCTCCAGCAGCTGCAGGTGCCGCTGCGCACGTTGTGGAATCCGCAAACCTGCCCGGTCGCGCTGTTGCCCTACCTGGCCTGGGCCTGGTCAGTTGATCGCTGGGATCAAACCTGGCCGGAGGAGACGAAGCGCGCGGTGGTTGCCGCCTCGCAGTTCGTTCACCGCCGTAAAGGCACTATTGCCGCGATCCGACGCGTGGTCGAGCCGCTGGGGTATGTGATCAACGTGCATGAATGGTGGCAAACCAGTGAGCCACCTGGCACGTTTCGCCTGGATATCGGCGTGCTGGATTCCGGCATTGATGAAGCCATGTTTAACGAGATGGAACGACTGATCGCAGATGCAAAAGCAGTCAGCCGTCACTTAACCGCCCTGACGATCACCCAGGATATTCAGGGCATCGTCTGGACAGGCGCCGTTCAGTATGACGCTGAAACGGTCACTATTTTTCCCGCTTGAGAGGTTTTAAATGGCTGTAAAATATAAGTCTGTCGTAACAACGGCAGGGCAGGCACGCATCGCCGCTGCGATGCAGGGCGGCACTCAGGTCGATATCAAAACGATG